GACCAGATGACCATCACCGCCGAACTGGCTAACGGCATGGTTTACGTGCTGTCTGAAGCGTTCCAGTTCGGTGAGGCAAACCACAATGCGGAAGAGGGTACGGTAGACCTCGAATTCCACGGCTCAGAAGGATTCTATCAGTGAGTGAACTTCAGCTTTCAAAACCTATTACGGCACACGGTGAGACTATTCATGTACTGGAGTTGCGCGATCCAACTGGTAAGGATGTCCGAGAGCTGGGCTATCCCTATCAGATGAATCAGGATGAGTCTGTGAAGCTGCTGGCGCATGTCGTGGCTAAATACATCAGCCAGCTTGGCGGCATCCCGCCGAGCTCAGTCGATGATATGTCGCCGTCAGACCTGAATGCGGCTGGCTGGGTAGTGGCAGGTTTTTTCCTTCAGGCCTGACAGCTAAAGAGCTGCTCAATCTGTACTTCGATTGCGCCAGTTACTGGCGCATAAATCCTCTGGAAGTCCTGAGCGAGGACTTAAAAAGCCTGCAATTACTTATTGACCAGGCGAACCGGATAGAACGGGAGCGAAAAACCAATGGCTGAATTTGAACTGAAGGCGCTTATCACTGGCGTTGACAGACTTTCGCCTGCACTTGGCCGCATGCAAAAAAACCTGCGCCGGTTTCGTAAAGATGCAGAGGAAGCGGGCAGAGGCGGCATGGCTATGGCAGGTGGTCTTGCTGCCGGGCTGACAGGTTCGCTGGTAGCTTTTGCCAAGCAGGAAGATGCTGCGACAGGGCTTAAGGTCGCCATGATGGACGCCAGCGGCGCTGTCGGCTCTGACTTTGAAAAGATCAACAAACTGGCGATAGGACTTGGCAATAAACTGCCAGGCACGACTGCTGACTTTCAGAATATGATGCAGATGCTTGTCAGGCAGGGTATTCCAGCTCAGAATATCCTGAGTGGCGTTGGTGAGGCTTCCGCTTATCTGGCGGTTCAGCTCAAGAAAACACCTGAAGCGGCTGCAGAGTTTGCTGCAAAAATGCAGGATGCTACCGGTACTGCTTCAGAAGATATGATGGGATTATTCGACACCATCCAGAAAGCTTTCTATCTGGGCGTCGATGATACCAATATGTTGTCCTTCTTTTCTAAAACCAGCTCCATTTTGAAAATGGTCAGTAAAGATGGACTGACTGCGGCCCGCGCCCTGGCACCAATTTCCGTGATGATGGATCAGATGGGGATGGAAGGCGAGGCCTCCGGTAACGCCCTTCGAAAAGTTTTCCAGGCTGGTTTTGACGGTAAAAAGATGAAGGCAGCCAATAGGCTGCTAAGCCGGAAAGGTATTCAGTTAGATTTTACCGATGGTAAAGGTGAGTTCGGTGGACTTGATAATCTTTTCAAACAACTAAATAAGCTTCAGTCATTAACAACGAAACAAAAAACTACCATTATTAAGCAGATATTCGGCGATGATGCAGAAACATTGCAAGTGTTAAATGCGCTTATTGATAAAGGTAAAACCGGCTATGACCAGATTCAGGAGAAAATGGGAAAGCAGGCGGACCTCAATAAGCGTGTTAATGCGCAGCTGAGCACGCTTTCGAATATCTGGGAGTCATTAACCGGTACAGCGGTAAATGGGCTTGCGGCAATCGGCGGAGCTTTTGCTGGCGATGCAAAACGGCTAGTGAGCTGGCTGGGAGATATTTCGGAGCGATTTACTGAGTTTGCTGACAAAAATCCGAAGGTCATTCGTGGTGCATTTGGTATCGCTGCCGGCTTTGTCGGAATGAAGCTGGGCCTGCTGGGTATTAATTTTGCCCTCGGGATTCTGGGGCAGGGTCTGAAGCTCTCTCCAATGGGGGTATTTCTTCGATTGGCTGCTCTAGGAATCGGCCTTTTGATATCTGACTGGGATAAGTTCGGCCCTGTAGTTGAAAGGGTCTGGACAAAAATAGACGGCCTGACGGAATCTCTGGGCGGTATGAATGGCATCATTACCGGAATTGGTGGGGTGATGGCAGGGGCCTTCACGCTTCAGGTAATCGGATCACTTACGACCGCTACGGCAAAGGCAAGCGGTTTACTCGCTGTCCTGAGCAAAATAAGCAAACTTAGCGCCTTAACAGTTTCCATAGCTGTTGCGCTCTACATGTTTAAGAAGCTGGAAGAAATTTCTGATGCGGCAACTCAGAAGGATGGCACTGAATCTTTCTGGGAGTCATTTAAAAAGAGGTGGAAAGCCGGCGGCTGGTATAACAACCAGAAAGATCTCGACGCTGATAGCCTAAAATTGCCAGGGAAAATTCCATCCGCACCATCTGAGATGGTGACCAAAAGTGGCGACTCGAAGCCGTTCTGGGATTCGATTGCAGATGAATGGGGGGCTGGAGACTGGTTTAAAATCCAGAGGCAGAACTCAACAAGTAATCCGCAAATGGCAAACCAAAATCTTTCTATGCCGCCATTGCTTAAGGAGCCTGCAAGACAGGGGGAGTTAAAAGTAAGCTTTGAAGATGCTCCGCAAGGAATGCGCGTGACTCCTGTGGGTGGAAATCTTCCCTGGCTTGACCTTGATGTGGGTTATAATCGGTTCTCGACTCCAAATTAAGGAAAGCACACATATGCGCCTGTTTGCATTTTTAATGGCTTTGTTTCTTGCCAATGGGGCAGTGGCCAGTGAATGCTACCCCGCGTTTAATGAAAAAGAATTCATTGCTGCAATTGGTAAAAAGCCTGAGAAGGTGCAGGTCTTTAAAGATGGCGGGAGCCTGAGGCACCAGTATTCCTTCAGGAAGGAGCAGTCTTTCGAAGATGCTTTTGATGATAGTAAAAAGTCAGAGTATGAACCGCAGATTTACGTGACCGTTTATGAGCCGCCATGCCCTGACAGGGTAAGCATTCATTTCTATGCAAATGAAGATGAATCGATGAATGAAGTTAACGTTGAGCTGGCTGGTAAAGCATATGAATACCTTACCGGTACCAACAGTACAATTTTCGAAAACAAGCTTGAGAAGTTTAAAGGCGTTCAGCGCTTTGAGTCTCATGATGAAAAGGCTGACTCTCTTTTTGTGAAAATTGACGACTCTTATTCTATTCAGGTACATCTGAAGTAGATTGGCCTCAACAATCATGATCTAAGGACGAACTGTGAATAAAAAAACTTTAGCAATTATAGCTTTTTTTAGCTTCTTCTCAGGTGCTGCAACTGCCGAGTCAAGTGTGCCAGACTATGTTGAAAGTGCAAAAAGCGATGTTAGTTCAGCATTAATAGCCAACATTTTTAAACGTGCAGACTTCAGATGTGAGGCCTTGCAGGCTAAAGATAAAACATGGACGCTAGGGTGTTTTGTGCACGAAAAAAATCCTATGCCGTTCTTGTTGTTCACTGTGACCCCCGATCCAGAAAAAACCAATCCACCGTTTGATTACAAGGTTCATGCCTTAAATGGAAAGGCCAAGCAGTATGCCGGCAAAGATGCTTTGAGGATGTTTAAAATTGATGAGGTTTATAACAACTCAATAGACATTAGTGCCATGCGTGATGAATACGCAGACACCTTTGTTAAATAAGGATTGAAACTGCTCAAACAAACCCGCTTCGGCGGGTTTTTTATTGGAGAAAATTTATGTCAGCTTGCTACCCACCACTTAATGCAGTCTGTGGGAATCCTTGCTTCCTCCACCCTTTGAATCAGCCCCAGGCTGGCGGCTCTGTCGGGGTCGGCTATGGTGGTGGAAGTTATCAGGTCACGCCAGACAGGCTTCTCAGAGAAATCGAATCCCTGCGTCTCGAAGTCAAAAACCTTAACGAAGCGCTCCAGGTCATCATCAAGACAGGACGTCCACTCCCTGAGTCTTAGATGGTCTGCATTAGGCGTTCCGAAGCCCCAGTTAAGAGGGTGAAGGAGAAACCTTGAAAGCGGGCTGGCAGTTCTTTCTGAGCCAGCCATGAAGATAACATTGGCAATTGACTCTACATTGCTCAGGTTGTGAGTGGTCAGCTTAACCGGCAAAGTTTTCAGAAAGTTATATGCGGTAAACCCGGCAACAGTGTCTCCACCCTTACTGGAAATATAAAGTTTAATTTCAGTTGCGGGTTTTTCTGCATTGCTGATCGCCGCCATGCAGACTTCCATTAGCTGCCTTACTGAGGGCACGTTTACATCCGTAAGATAGTGAACTGTATGAAGCATGACCTTTCCTTTAAGAGTATTCTGATTAGGTAAATTAAAGCTTAAGCTCAGAAATTGTAATCCTGATATTTGATCAGTAACCCGCGTTTGCGGGTTTTTTATTGCCCGGAGCAAGTCATGAGCTGGAAAGATAATCTGCAGGATGCATCATTGCGTGGCATCGCGTTTAAGGTGGACAGTGATGAGGCAACCTTTGGCCGCCGCGTGCAGGTGCATGAGTACCCGAACCGCGACAAGCCGTGGGCGGAAGATTTAGGCCGGGCTACGCGCCGGTTCAGCGTGCAGGCGTATCTGATTGGCGATGACTTCTTTGAGCAGCGCAACAGGCTGATTGAGGCTATTGAAAAGCCGGGTTCCTGTACGCTGGTTCATCCCTATTACGGCGAAATGACCGTGGTTGTGGATGATGCCGTTCGCGTCAGCCACTCTCAGAGCGAAGGCCGCATGTGCCGGGTGAGCTTCAGCTTTGTTGAGTCGGGTGAACTTTCCTTTCCGACCGCAGGGCTGGCGACAGGGCAGAAGCTGTCGTCA